GAATTATCTGGACTGGCTTAAATTATTATTCGGACTCATTCAAAAAGCAAGATCCTAAACACCCTGCCGGCTCTCATATGAAGCCTATAAAAATTCCTTGCGGAGGCTGTCTTGACTGCCGACTTAAACACTCGCGTGAAAACGCTATACGATGCACTCACGAAGCCTCACAACACAAACATAACTCATTCATAACCCTAACTTACTCACCAGAACACCTTCCTCATAACTCTACATTCGATTTCAATCATATTACTCTATTCATAAAAAAACTTCGTAATCATATATGTATCGAAAATAAGTGCAAACAGCACTATATAAACAAGAAAAACAAACCTACATTTGGCTGTACAGGCAAATGCCCAAAAATAAAAACATTCGGCTGTGCCGAATACGGGGAAAAGGGTGGACGCCCACACTATCATATTCTTATATTCGGATACGAATTCCCCGACGCCTATTACTGGCGCAAATCAAATAATCCTCGTATGAAATGCAATCTTTACCGATCTCCTTCTTTAGAAAAAATATGGCCCTATGGTCATTCAGAAATCGGCTCCGTCACTATGCAATCTGCAGGCTATGTTGCCCGATATGTAGTGAAAAAAAATAAAACAAAAAGAGAAATTGAAAAAGAATTAGGACGATTTCACGAAAAAGCTATTTGTGTTTCACGAAAAGAAGGCATTGGCCTAACATGGCTAAAAAAACATTATACGGACGTTTATACAGAAGATCTTAAAACCCGTAAAGGCACTATTGCCAAAATGAAACCGCCAAAATATTACGACCGTAAAATACAAGAACTAAAACTTATTGATTTTGAAAAAATCAAACTTGCAAGACTTAATTTTTCAATGCAAGCTATTGAAAATGGCACTAAACAAATGACAATAAATGCCGATTTCATTTTAAAAATGAAATTTAAACAATTTGAACGTATTTACGAGAAAGAATAACATGCTAAAAATATATGCTGTAATGGATACTAAAGCAGAAGCCTTTATGAACCCTTTTTACGTTAGAACATTAGGCGAAGCCATTCGATCTTTTACGGATGAATCTAATAAACAAGAATCTCCATTCTTTAAACACCCCGAAGATTTTAATCTTTTTGAACTTGGCGACTTCGACCAATTTACTGGTGTTCTTCAACCTCATAAAGCTCCAAAATCAATCGGAACCTCAGCTAGTTTTAAAACTCAATCTCAACAACTAAAGGCACTATAAATGTCACAACATTCATTCGCACAAGTACCTCCTATTCAAATTCCTCGATCATCTTTTGATCGTAGCTCTGATTATAAAACAACTTTTAACGAAAATTATTTAGTACCTTTTTTTGTAGACGAAGTACTTCCCGCAGATACATTTAATATTAATGCCAATCTCTTTGGAAGATTATCTACTCCATTAAATTTTCCAATTATGGATAATATGTACATAGATACTTTTTGGTTCTTTGTACCTTATAGACTTGTATGGTCTAATTTTAAAAGATTCATGGGCGAACAACCAAGTCCTGGTGCTTCTACATCTTTTTTAATTCCACAAATTGATTCTCCTACTCCATCCGGATTCGGATTCGAATCACTTTACGACTATATGGGCGTAGTACCTGATAAACCAATAACTGTAAATAATTTAGTAGGAAGATCGTATAATTTAATTTGGAATGAATGGTTTCGTGACCAGAATTTACAAAATCCCGTAACTGTCGACTTAGGCGACGGTCCCGATAATGCTGCCCAATATATTTTACTTAAAAGAGGTAAACGTCATGATTACTTCACTTCTTGTCTTCCTTCTCCTCAAAAAGGCACTGCAGTTTCTTTACCCCTTGGCACAACTGCTCCTATTATTGGTATCGGTGTTACTGGCACTCCTACTGTCTCCACCCCTATAAATAATGTACGTGAAACCGTAGCTACAAAAAATTATGCAAACGGAATTGCAATGGGAAACTTAACCTACTATGAATCTGATGGTGCTGCTGCAGCCTCAACTCGCCCAAAAATCTATGCAGATCTTTCACTTGCAACTGCTGCAACTGTTAATTCTCTTAGAACCGCCGTAGCTCTTCAACAATTCTACGAAGTAGATGCGCGCGGCGGAACACGTTATACAGAAATGACTCTTGCTCATTTTGGTGTACATTCTTTAGATCAAACATTACAACGCCCAGAATTTCTGGGTTCCTCATCTGATAGAATAAATGTGAATCCTGTTTCCCAAACCACTCCAGATTTTACTGGAGCTTATCCAACTATTTTAGCAAACCAAGGTGCTTATTCTACTCTTGGTGTAAACCGCTCAGGTTTTGTAAAATCATTCACTGAACACGGCACTATAATCGGATTGTGTTCTGTTCGTGCTGATCTTACATACCAACAAGGTATTAATAAAATGTGGACAAGAAGAACAAGAGAAGAATTATATTGGCCTACTTTTGCAAACATTGGAGAACAAGCTGTACTTAATAAAGAAATTTTCTATTCGAATAATTCTGTTACAGATAATCTCGTTTTCGGATATCAAGAAAGGTATGGCGAGTATAGGTACAAGCCATCTCTAATTACTGGAAACTTCAGGTCTGATTCTGGAACATCTTTAGACTTTTGGCATCTTTCTCAAGACTTTGCTTCTGTGCCAACATTAAATTCTACTTTTATTACAGAAGCTGTGCCGATTAGCCGAGTAGTGGCTGTGCCATCACAATCTCACTTCTTATTAGACGCTCATATTAAATGTATTACTGCTCGTCCTATGAAAGTATATGGCGTACCAGGATTGGATAAATTTTAATGGGATTTAATCCTCTTGCGTTTATCGCAAATCCAGGACTCGCAATTGGAGCCGCAACTACAGGCGGTCTCGAATATATATCTCAACAAGACACTAATCAAACTAACCGTGACATTGCTTCACAAGCAACAAATGCGAATATGGCTTCAGCTCGTGAACAAATGGCATTTCAAGAAAGAATGTCTAATACGGCTTTCCAGCGAGCTAAAGACGATATGCTAAAAGCGGGGATTAACCCTATGCTCGCCTATATGAATCCTTCCAGCACGCCCTCAGGGGCTGCTGGATCGGCTGTATCAACAACCGTTCAAAACCCTGTATCTCCTGCTATGGCTTCAGCCAGACAATCAATGCAAGTCATGAATGAATTACAAAATTCTGACTCTCAAAGACAACTTAACAATTCTCTTCAACAAAAAGCCAACGCTGACAAATTAGCTTCTGCAAGCTCTGCTCGAAAAATGCAAGCTGAAACTGCAAATATGGAAAAAAATAGACCACAAAATGAATTTCAAAATAAATGGTCAGGAAAATTCTTTAGTGCCTTAGATGGCTTACTAAATGATTCTACAACTGCTAGACAAAAAGCTACTTATAACATGGACAAATTACCTTCATCCAAACCAAAAAAACGTACTGAATTAGAAGACAAACCTCAATATATTCCTTAGGAAAATCTATGAACATATCAAATAAATATACTAAAAATGATCAAAAAAATTTTTCCGCTTCGCGGAAACGTGTACAGGTCGAGTTTCTCGACCCGTCACTTACTCAACAACAATTTAAAGATGAATGTGATATAAATAACATTCTTGATCTTTATGGCCGAACTGGCCAATTACCAAATGCTAATGTCATCGAAGGACAATACCTCGATCTTTCTCAACTTCCTTCTTATGTTGAAGCTAAAAATTTCATTGCTAAAGCTAATGAACAATTCGAAGCACTTCCTGCTGAGACTCGTCAAAAATTCAATAATGACCCTGCAAAATTCTTAACATTTTGCGATGACCCTAAAAATGCTGAAACATTAGTAAAACTCGGCCTTGCAGAAATTACTCATAAAATAAATGAACAGGCTCCTGATAAGGAGCCTGTGCCCTCGGCAGGAGGAGGCTCCAAATCTTAAGATTTGGAGTGTGGGGATGTGAACTACTTGTTCTATTTATCCCCACTGACACCGGAACTTGTACGGTGTCTCAAATAGTCTCTATATAACCAACCAACCATAAAGGATAAAATAATGCGTAAACCTAAACCTATACCTAAAAAAAAATCACAAAATACATTCAAAAAAACATCACAAACAACTCATAAAAAAAACATACCTCAATCTAAACCTATGCGTGGTGGTATAAGACTATAAAAAAATAAATAAAATAAATAAAAAAACTCTTGCAAATGTCTACATAATTATGTATACATATTATATGCAATTAAAAATATCTGAACTAACAAACCGTGAAGTAAAGCAAATCATAAAATTACAATTAGCTGGTAAAATAAAATTATCTGTTGATCAATCTGCTGAATTATATATTCGCTATCAAAATATATTAAGAAAAGAAAAACCCTGATGCTTAGAACACCAGGGCTACAAATTTGTTGGATCAAATTATGTCATGTCTTTATCCTAAATTAGCATTTCAAAATACTCTTAT